AAATACTAGTGTTGATAATGATCAACAAACAGCCAATCAAAATAATAATGATGATCTTTGGTTAGATGAAACAATTAATATACATAATAATTTAATTGATTTAATCTCTGAAAGTTTAATACAAGAGTTTGGTGATAATCAACCAGAAATGGAACAAGGTCGTGTTAATGCTATCCAAAATAGTGAAGGTGGTAGAATATTTACACAATTAGCGAATGTTATACCCGAATTGAGTACGAGAATTGCAAGTGGTTATAAAGAGGCTTATGGTCAACAAATTAATAGAGTTAAGTTAGCTGATTTTTTACAAACAGTTTTAGGTTCTTTAGCAAACGTACCACAACAACGTATGGTACAAATGATCAACAGAAGTGGTTTAGATGTTACAGCTTACAAAAGAATGCTTAGAGATATTAAAAAAATGGATGGTGCTGAAACAGAACAACCTGCAGATGCTAAAAATCTCCCACCATTTAATCCAAGTACTCCTGAAAAATTTATGCCAGATACCGTGGGTAATTATGACTTAACAAAGATTAATCAAACCGCTAGAGTCGCTTTATCACAAAAAGCAGCACAAATTATAAGTAGAAACAATGACTTCGACCAAAGCGCTGATAATATGATGATTGTATTAAAACAACTGATCGATGATATAAATAAGAATGGACAAAAAACAATACCAACCATTTAACCTATTGACTTTCCCATAATTTATTGTTATTTTTGTAATAAAGTATGGGAGAGACAGTTAAATCGGTTTTATGTAAAAAGAATGTTAATGATGATATAGCATCTAATATTTTAGACTCATATCAAAACAAATTACCATTGGTTGTTGCGGAATATTTTTGTTATGCTTTTTATCAAAATATAACTTGTAAACAAAGAATAAATCACGCTTTACTCATCAAATTTTTAGATTATAAAGACTCAACCAGATTTATTTTTAGTCGGTCGTATTCGGGTCAAATAACCCTAGATGGTATTGAAATATTAATACCAGAAGATCATGAAGATGATTTCATGGATAAATACAGTAATTACATATTTGGTAACTCACTAAATAATAATGTGAGTTTTAATGATTCTGACGTTAATGATATATTTTTAAATGGAAATAAAACAAGTATATGTAAAATATATTTTGATTAAACCATTTTTGATACTGGTGTTGTCGACCATGTTTTACAAGCCCAGTATCTAGCTTTCCAACGAGGGCCTGGATTATCACAACGATGTCTAGCCCTAAAGTTTTTTCTACGTCTTGGGTTATCTCTTTTTATCTCCATATTCTTATCACCAAAGTTAACCTTTACAACATTACCCTTATCGTTCTTAACATGGACTTTATATTTTTTAACATCACCTCTCATAATTTTACCAAGTGATACTTTTCTACCTTTATATTCAGCCTCATTTAATTCTTCAGTCATTGAATAATATTCATATAAAGCTTCGTTAATTATATTTTCTAAATTAAATGGTGTGTCGCCTTCATTTAAATTTTCTTTTACAAATTCTAAATCATCTATAATACCATAACCAGTTTGCATATTACAAATTTCATCGATTAATGATGAAATGATTTCATTATTGATCATTTCTTTTTCTGTATACATTTCTGTTTGATTATCAACAGATTGTGTTGTTAATTCTAAAATTTTAAATTTTGTTGTTACCATAAATTATTATTAATTTAATATAAATAGTTAGAAAAGTTTATATATTAAAATATTTATTATTAAATTTGTACGATGAAATATATAGATAAGGATAAATATAAAATGGTTTACCCAGGTAAAAATGTCATGATATTAGTCGATATCAATAAATTTTTAAATCGATTTAAAAAAGATGATTCTGATTTTTATATCGATATGAATACCACAATACCATTTAGTATTGGTAGGATTGAAAAAGCCGTGGATTATATTCAAAAATACTCTGAAGATAATAGATGGATAAATCCAAAAACAAATGAAAGAATGGATTACGAGGTAATGTTTGAACCAACATTAGCAAGTATAAATGATGGAAAAATGGGGATTATTGATGGTAGACATCGTGTAGTTGCACAAAAAAAATTAGGGTACACCCATACGTATATAGAAGTACCCAAAGAACAAAAAGAATTATTTAATGATGTTATTTAAGAAAAGCAATCGCCTTTTCTTTTAAAGAACCGTTTGTGATATCATCAATATTATCACTATTGATAATAACGAATTTACCATTACCATCTTGCCACTCCTCAGAGTTAACAATATTTATATCATTATTACGCGATGCATTATAATTCATGTAATTAACTAACGCGTCAGCTAAATCATCGCTGTTAATAGAATCCTTCCAATCCTCAACTGGTGCCATGCTTCTACCATCCTCATCCTCAACACTCTCTTCAGGTACTTCGAGAAAATCGAATAACTCATCTTTAATATCAGACCATTTATTTGTACCCGACAATCCTTCCCATGCATCAATATCCGTGTAATACAATTGATTATTTTCTTTATTTCTAATTAAAAAAGAAGCGAAAGTGTTAGCAACCAATTCAAAATTACCATCACTAGTAATAGCTTTACTTGTTTTACCACCCCCTTGATTCCATGGCGCACTACTCGTGTCAGATCCAGGTGGATAATTATCAACAAACTCCGTTATTTTTTTGGATTCAATTGCCTCAAATATTTTTTGCATTTGAGCTTCAGTTATCTTATATTTTGCCATTTTGTTTTTTTTATAAATAGTTGTTATTAATTTATTTTCCAGGTAAATCGTATATTATGTGTTGCTTCACTATAATATGTTATTATGTTATTATTCAATTGGTTATAATCTGTTGTATACATATTTTTTATTTTATAAAATAAAAATAATTAAAATATGATAAATGTAAATTAATATTGGAATTCAATTAAAAACCCACCAGCCTTTTCATTAATCTCAATACCAGTTAAATAAAAACCTTGATTATTAGACAATCTTTTTGATGTTAACATTACATTACTAACTGCTAAATCACCAATATTAATATTACCATATCCACCAACGGAAAATTCACCAGATAAGGTATTATCTTTAATTTTATCCCCCTCGATAGTAATTTCAAAACTTTCCTCAAAGGAATCGTCATCACCCGTCAAATCCAAAATACCCATTAATGAGATACCAATTGGTATTAATTCTATTGATTGAATACCTTCAGGCATATAATCAATTGATAAACCATATTTTGCAATTGCTTTATAAATATTTATATAAATATCAAATTCATTACCGCCCACTAAAATAACATTTTTGGTACCTGGTTTAATATAATCTTTAAACATCGAATTTAAACCCTCATAATATAAATTAATATTTGTGGTTTCCGCCGTAAACACATCCGCATTGCCATCGATCTCATTTATTGAATCCTCATCAATAACACTTTCATCACTTAATGTTTGTTGACCATGATTAGCCAGCTTTTTAGCTTCTGTGTAATTCATTATTGATTCTAATTGAGATTCGGATATCCTGTATATTTTTTTCATAATTAAAATATTTTAATTATAAATAGTTTAAAATATTATATAATTCTGATAAAATCACCAATATTAGTAGGGATTGGTAATAGTCTGGAAAAACCAAAAAAACCCGCTCTATTATTTTCTCTTAATGTGTTAGATAATAGTAAATTTTTGTCAGAATATCCAGAAACAATAAGTGGGGTACCAATACCGCATATGTAATAATCTTTTTTATTTGGTAACATACAAACAAAAATAGTTTTCCGATAAGTTAATTTATAAACTAAAGGAAATAAACCATATGTGAATGTACAGATATCTATTTCACCGCGTGATAATAGTTTATTAATCTGTGATTTCTTTACATTTAAAATATCATTTAAATCCACAATACTAATATCCAAGAATTGTTCAATAACCAAATCACCAGCAATTTGCATAAATAATTTACGATAATAATCAATTTCAGATTCATTTAGTTCCCTATTTTTTTTAACCTCATCTTGTTTTATTAATTGAATGATTTTTGTGGATAGTTGCTTTCTCTTAACATCATTTAATTGTACCTTTTTAAAGGTATTAATACAAGGTTCAAATGAATTTTTATAATTTATTTTACATTCCATGATACAAAAATAAAAAAAAATAAACGTAATTCCAAATTTTTTATTACTTTTGTAAAAAATTTAAATAGGTATGTACACAGATGAACAATCAAAGTTTATTAATTACAAGGGTGAAGATTCAATCATTCTATCGGCAACAGCTGGTTCGGGCAAGACACACAGTACTGTTGGTAGGTTAAATAAGATGGTTGAAGACGGTGTTGACCCTAGTAAAATAATCTTCTTTAGTTTTACCAATGACGCTGTTAATGAATTAAAATCTCGTATTAAACACGATGTTAAAATAACAACAATACACAGCTTTACCAGTAGTTTATTAGGTAAAATGGGATTATTTAAACCTATTGTTACTTTTTATGATTTTACCAATTGGTATAAAGATAAATATAAACCACATATAAAAGATCCGATGAAAATTAAAAAAGAGTATGCTGAAACTATTGATAAATTTTATGAAGAAAGTGGTGTAATTTCAGCATCATTTTCAGCTTATAAACTACAATCTACGGATGATGTTAAATCAGCAAAACCAAGGTTTTATGATGCGTATGCTAAATTTATTAAAGAAACAAAAAGTAGAGATTTTTCTGATATGTTAATTGATACCGAAAAATTATCAAGAAACCCACAATACAAAAAATATTTTGAGAATATATATGAATATGTTTTTGTTGATGAATATCAAGATACATCAACACTACAAATGAAAATATTATTACAATTAAATGCGAAACAATATCATTTAATTGGTGACGTGAATCAATCAATATATGGGTTTTCAGGTGCTAATTGCGAGGCTATTGAGAGTTTATTAAAGAGTAAACGTAAAACAATTCAAATGACACTTACTAAGAACTTTAGATCGGCTATTAAAATTGTTGAAAATTCAAATAAATACAGTAACTTAACTGCAATACCATTTCATGAAAAAGAAGGTATTGTTAATCATAAATTGATTGATGAGTTCCAATTAGCTGAAATGATGGAGGATGGTAAACCTTTAACAATGTTAGCGAGAACTAATTACACTATTAAAGAAATTGAAAAAGAATGTTTGAAAAAGAAAATTAAAATGAGATATTTTAATTTTATAACGGGTCAAGATATTAAAAATATTCGAGAAGGTAAGATTAACCCATCATTGAAAAAAAGAATCGATGCTGTGGCACCTTATCATGGTAATGTTATGGGTTTAATTGGTTTCATTGAATCAAATAATGAATGTGAAGTTTTCATAACAAGTATACATAAAAGTAAAGGTCGTGAGTTCCCAAGATGTGTAATCATAAACTCAATTGACCCAGAAATGATAGAAAATGATTATGATTATAAATACACCTATTTAACCGATGAAGGTGATGTTGATATTGAATCTAGAAATATTCACTATGTTGCGGTAACAAGACCAAAAGATGAGTTATATTTTTTAATACGTGAATAAAAAAAGAGAGCTTAAAGCTCTCTTTTTATTTATCTACCCTGACCTCTGTATGCTTTTTTATAATTTTTAGATTTCTTTTGTTTACTGGTATTACTTTTAGCGTGAATATTAGGTCGATTTTTCTTTGCTTTTTCCTTATACCCTCTGGAAGAGTTTGTTTGTGTTTTTTTTGCCATAATTAGTAATTTATAATTTGTTTAAATCTATTAATTTCTTCATTCATCATGTCTTCCGCATCCACCATAGCGTCTATTTTAGGTTCTTTAAGTTCAAAATCAAGGTAATGTTTAGCACTAGACATCATTTCTTTTGCTTTAATGATTTTTGATTGCCACCAGTGCGGAAAATCAACCTCACCTTTACCTTCGAATTGGTCTACCATCTGATAAAGTGCCATAGCGTATTTCCCAATATGATATAGATCGCTTTTAAGCATATGTGGTTCATCATCCTCATGCCCCAAATCCATATCTTCCATCTGCATTTTTTCTTTTTTAACATCCTTAAACATATCACCATTTTCTTCATCATCAGTATCAAGTTCACCTTGGTCACCTGTTAATTTTTCTTCATATATATCATTGTCAGGATTATAGCTTGAAGACGTAACACTATAAGGTTCCTGTGTACTATTTGAAGATTCAACATAAAACTCTAAATTAGGGAACATTTCAGATAAATTATCGGCTCTTTTTTGCGCCTCTTCTTGAGTATCATAATAACCATGATATCCTATATTACCATATCCGCCATCTTCTAATACATGGTAATACACTTTTTTACCACTAGCTTCCATTTGATCCTTATCTCCCTCAAACATATCACCAACTTCCTCACTTAAAGCACCTAATTCAACATCATCCATATTCTTTGTATATTTACCAGATTCTTGATCATCATACTTACTAACCATGTCATCCATGTCATCTTTTTTATTCCATTTCGTACTAAGATAAATATCATTACTAGTTGTTAAATCTCGTATTCTACCACCTATCTCATGATCCTTCATTTCATAACCAGCCCAAATTTCATACGAAATACCATTTTTATCTTCACCTACTAATTCCGCATAATAATAATCACTAAATTCTGTGGGATCAATATTATCAACTTCAAACTCAATTTGTTCTGTTTCACCATTAATTGTTTTGATTGTCACCAACGCTATATTACCTTTAACACTATCAATAGAAATAATTTCAGGTTCAGAACCCTCATTTTCAAATACTTTACCTTTAGCACCAGCTCTCATTTTCATAAATGATTCCTTTTTCTCTTCTCTAATTCTAAGAGCGTTCAATGCATCCCTAGTACCCTCAAAACCAGGTATTTCAAAATCACGATCACCAATTTCTTCATCAATCATCTCTTTTGCTGTATCACCAGCAATATTTAAAGCCCCTTTATAATCACCATCAACTAAAGCATCTTCAACACCATCAATACCATTTGCAAATGTTGCTGTATCAGCTAAATCACCAGATGACATGCCAACCATTCTTTCTAGCATATAATCAATTAATTTAATAGCGGTTTTGCGATCACCCATTTCTGAACGCCATTTATCAATAGTGTTCTTAGTTTTTTCACCAACCTCTTCTTTTAAACTTGTCTCTTTTTTAATTGTATCAACCTCTTCTTTAATTATTTTTTTAATACAATTCTTCAATTGTGATTCGTTAATTCTAATTATTGTTTTCTTATTCATGTGATTTTAATTTTATATAAATAGCTTATAGTTTAATAAAATTTTAACCGTCTTATTTTCTCACCCAAATCCATATCATTTGGTGTTTCTTTGATAATTTGCTTAATTTTATCAACTAACGCATTATAACCCTCATTAATACCGTCTTTAAAAGCGGCACGACCCGTTTTAACAACCATCTCATCATTGCTTATTATGCAATATTTGTCTTTTAATAACTCTTCACTTAATTCATTTAATTTTATCATATTCTTTACTTTTATTTAAAAATAAGTATTTTTTTTAAATAAAAAAAGTCTTTTATAAAAAAAAATAATATTTATCGAAAATAATAAAATATATGCACGAAAAAACTATTAATCAATTACTTTCACTGAGAGAAGATTTATCAATATTAAGTGATAAACACGGAGAATCAATTTTACACATAACCAATTCTAATGATTTACAAAATGACATACAAACCAATGTTATTAATTACATAACGGAATCTGTCGAACAGATCGATGCTATCATAGAAGACATTGAGAATGGCGAATATGATGAGGTTGATGAGTCTGATTACGATGACGAATAATAAATAATTTAGCGCTATTTATTGATATGAAAAAGAATTTATTATTAATAATACTTTTAGTATTAACATTATCACTAAGCGCACAATTAAGGGACTCTGTTTACATTAAAACCGATATATACGAATGTGTATACTCAGAGGTACTAGAACAACCAAAATTCGTAAGATATACCGTTTTATGTCCTGATGGCAAAGCCTCCAGAAAGGGTATGGACTTCTATACTGATAAAGAAGTAAAAACATCAGACAACGCCGATTATGCTCACAATGTTTACGATAAAGGACACATGGCACCAGCGGCTGATTTTAATTGCACCAAAGAAATGCTCCATAAGACGTTTTCTTATTTAAACTGCATATTACAACATGAGGGTTTAAATCGTGTAACCTGGAGGTTATTAGAGGTAAAAGAAAGGGAATTAGCATCAAAATATAATGTGGTTGTTGAGATAAGATGTGTTTTTGACTTAAATAGTGTTAAATTACCAACAGGTGCCACAATACCAAGCGGGTTTTATAAAACAATCTATGCGAATAATGAAGTTTATCGATATTATTTCGATAATTCAAAACCAACTTCTTCTGATCCAGAAAAATATAGAATCCAATGATTGATGTTGAGAAAATATTAAAAGATAAATTTAGTGATATTCGTTTTGAAATTATCCAAAGAGATAAGTTTAAAATTATTTACTTAACTGGTTTTATTGTCCCAATTAATTTAAGAAATACTGGTATTGGTACCAATTTCATGAATGAATTGTGTAAAATTGCTGATGAAATTGGTTATAAGATAACCTTAACACCATCTTCAGCTTATGATGGTAATTTAAATAGGTTACTCGATTTTTATAGTAGATTTGGTTTTGTTTTAAATTCTGGTAAGAATAGAGATTATACCCACAGAGAAAAAATGTACAGAGAACCAAAAAACTCTGATATCAATGAAGAAAACACGACCACTTCATCAACAAATAGTCCAGCACCAGAAAGAACAAAACGAGGCAAAGCGAACCCAACAGCAAATACTGGGGCTTATGAGTTTGGTACACAAAGAGGTAAAGCAAACCCAATATCAAATACAAGTAAGTATGAGTTTGGAACACAGAGAGGACCCGCAAATCCAATAAGTGAAAAAAATAATCACCTGAATGAGGCGATTATTAATATTAAAAAATGGTTTGGTATTTTAAATTAAGACCATCTACCAGCATACATTGTATGAATTTGATTAAAGAAATCAGATTGACCAACACCAGACATAGTACCTGCATTGAAATCAATACCCAATGCTCCACCCCAAACTTGTAAAGCTCCGATAAAAAGAAGATCTGGGTTTGATTGCGATGCTAATTTAAGTTCATCGAACCTAACGCTGTTGGGGGTATATGAGTTTGTGGCAAGTTGAGCACCATTTGTTGGGTCATTTGTATGTAAAAACAATTCAGCCGTTCTCCCAAATATTATCGTCATAAAATTAGTCGTAACATTACTAATACTGATTACAGTGCCATTTGACTCTAAACGTAAACCAATGCCATTAACATAAGACAATGTAAAATCAGGATTAGAAGGAGGGGTAAAATCAGTGCTAAGTATTTCCATAGAGCCAGTAGGTAATGTTGGAATTTTTATTCTCATTGCAACTAAATATTCAACAGTATTGCTAAGTTGCAAATTTCCAGAACCCGATGTAACACTCAAAAGTGATTCTTCATATTGCATTATACGATAAAATGATGCATTATCACTTAATGAAATAAGAAACCCATCTGAGCCAACATCTGGTAATGTTGCAACGGCGACATCGGTTAAATTACGTAATTTATTATCACCACTTTTATAATTACAATTTAAATTTCCCGCATCAAAATTTAATAAACAAAACTGTGGCGCATAATAATTATATTTAGCTAAATCCGCATCAAAATGTAATGATTCTGTATCATTAATTATTACCTCTTTTGCTATAGCAATGTTGGTATAAAAACTGGTACGATTTTGCAATCTATTTATTAAATGTAGGATTGCGGCATCAGTGTTACCTGTGACTTGAAATGTCGGTATTTCATTACCAGCTGTCGCATGACCACCTTGTACTCTAGTATTTGATATTATATAATAACCAGTACCGTTTGGATGATATTGATCATAATTATATGCTGGATACCAAGTTTTACTATTCGGTCTACTTCTATAATTAATAAATCCAGTTGAACCAGGTCTACCATTACTTATCGCATATTTTTTTGAGGTAAAAACATAATCATCTTTAATTGCTGTACTTGTATAAGTTATCGGTGCTGACATAATATTTTTTATTAATAAATAGTTTTAATACAATTAATTCTCACCAATTCAATATTGATTAATTGGAAACGCAATTCATCGTTAATTTGTAATTTTTTTATATAATCCCATAGATTCAATTTATCAATAAATGGATGTGGTTGTGTTCTACACCAAAGTATAGCTTGTTTAAAACCTTTAACACTTAAATCAAATTCTTTTTTAGGTGTTTTAATAAATTTAGATAAAATAAATTTCTCCAATGGTTTGATCATATAAATTTTTTGTTTTTTTTTAATTATTATATTTATCCCAATTTTCTGGGTCAAATGGGTCAATCCCATTATTTTTTAAAGATTCGGCTGTTCTAATTTTGTATTCCGATGGTTTGTAATCCATATCATCCATATCAAATTTGACATAATAAATAATATCACTTCGATCCAAATCTGAAGCGTACTCCCAACCACTTGCAATTTTATTATTTGAATTTAAAATCGCGAAGTGTGTATAAGATGGATTTATAATGTTATCATTGGATTCACCCAAACTTCTACTACGATCAAAATCACGCTCCATATCACTTATTACGGAGTCTTTTTCATCTTGTGTTAATTTGTTCCATTCTTCCTCACCACCAACATATTCAATAGCATCTTCATAAAAATCATATTGACGTTTCGCACTACTTTTAGCGGCGCTAATATCATCAACATAATCATCATTATCCCATCCCTCATTCAAACCCATCATCTTACGCATTTTATTAATCTCTTCATTCATTAAATTACGGTTTTCCATATAAAGTCTTTTAAACATAAATAGTGATGTTTTAATTAAAAATCCCCATATTTATACGTATAAAATTTATTATTATGACAAACGAGGAAATAATAGAAGATACGTACCATAAAGCCCATAAAAAGGGCTTTGCTGGTGAAATGATTAATGAGGTTTTAAAGCTTAGTACAATATTAACAGATAAAACAAGATGTGAAATTGTGCAAATGGCTTATGAAAATATAAAAAAATATAAAAAAAAAACTTAACACACTTCTTTATTTTACTATAATCTTTATTATTTTTAAAGTATTTATTATAAATAAAAGCTATTTTTATGCAGAATCTTAATGAAGAACTTTCTAGATTAAAACAAATGATGGGAATAAACCCAAGCAATGATTTAATCAATGAAGAAAAAGCTGATCGTTGTTTACGAATAGCCAGAAGAAAATATGATAAACCATCAGCATATCGATCAGGTGCCATAGTTAGATGTCGCCAAGGTAAAATCTGGAAAGATTTAAAAGAGGAAGATATTAATGACGCCCCAGATGATATCAAAGACTTGTTATACAAAGCACATGATGGTATAACAAGAACAAAAGGAAAAGAATACGCACCAGATTCAAATGAACTACAAGCGTGGATTGACGATCATTTGGATAATGAAGAATCAATGGATGAGGCAAAAAAAACCGATTATTCGAAAGAAAAAAAAAGCGGATTGCACGGATGGTTTTCCAGAAGAGGTGGTGACGGCAACAAAGGTTGGGTTGATTGCAACACCTGCAGAAAAGATTCAAAAACTGGAAGAAAGAAATGCAAAGCATGTGGAAGGGAAAAAGGTGAGAAGAGATCAAAATACCCATCATGCAGACCAACACCAGCATCATGTGGAACACCAGGCAAAGGAAAAAAATGGGGAAAAACAAAAAATGAATCCACATTGAATGAAGCTGATGATATTAAAAGGGTTGCATTATTATTTATTGTACTGGATAATAAAACATTATTATTTAAGAGAAGCAAAAACGAAACAACAAACCCAAGTAAATACGGAATGTTGGGTGGTGGAATGGTGAAAGGTGAAACACCAGAGGAGGCGATTGTTAGAGAGGTATTCGAGGAAGCGGGAGTCGAATTAACATCATTCAAACCATTGGAAGTTTACGATTATGGAAATGTGGAACTAAATGTATTCTACACAAACGAGTTTGATGTGGATAATATTGAATTGGATGAGAATGAACATGTATCATATAAATTTTTCACAATGAAAGAATTGATGAACATGGCACCAGAACAAATGATATCAACAAACAAAGATATTGCAAACGACTATAATGAAATTGCAAAAGAAACCAAAAAATTGAATGAGGAAATATCCAAAATGAAAACCATGATGAATGTCATGGGAGAAATGGTAACGGACACAAAAGTTATTTGTGATGGTTGCGGTTGGTCATGGGCTATTGAAGATGGTGGCGAAGATACATACACCTGTCACAAATGCGGATATAATAACACACCAGCAACATTAAATGAGGAAATGGAAACCATAACCTGGGGTGAGGTATCAAAAGCGTTGCAAGCATTAAAAGACCAAAAAACAAAACAAGATGCAATTGGAGCCGCAAAGGGTTTTGGAAAATTGGGGGCATCATTAATACCAGGAATTGATTTTATATCAAATGCCGTTGGGGTGTTGGATAATTTAAATGATACAGCCAGCGTAGCCAAAGCATTATTTGGAATTGCAAAGAATGTTACACAATCAGAATTAAAATCACCAAAAGATAATAAATTCAAACAACTAACGGGCGCATTTTGGGATGCAATCAAATTGAGTCCAAAGTTATCCGAGATATTGGATGACAAGATGGAGGTTGAGTTTATTAATCAGGTGATATTGCCAAAGATATCAAAACCTGGAAATGAAAACGAAGCATTACCTAATATGGATGTTGAATTGGGCAAATGGTTAAACAAACAAGGTTTAAAAGTCGCATCAGATGTTCATTTCACCAGCAATTTCGGAAACATTAGTGAAAACACCTTCATGGGAAATCATGTATGGAATTATATAAAAAGCATCACACCAGATGAGGATGATATTCCATGGGGATTTAAGGATAAAATAAGAAGCTCGGAATTTGAAAATGTGGATAATTTTGATTTGGAATCATTATTGCAAACAGATGCGGATTTTAAAGAATATTATGAATCGGGTGATGAAAGATATGATTATGAAATGGATGATATAGATCCATCAGATATAAACAATGAAATCGTTGTTGTTGATGGTGAACTTCTGGATGGATATTCCAGAGCGGCAACGCTATTAAGAAATGGTGAGAAAACAACAAATGCATTTGTGGGAAAAAACACCACAATGAATGAGGAGGAACCAAAAAATTTATCGGAATACATTAAACAGAGAGGAGATAAATGGTATGTGGTATCAAAAAAGGGAAAGACCCTTGGCAAACATGAAACGGAGCGTGAAGCTTTGGCACAACTAAGAGCAATTGAAATAAATAAAAACAAATAATATATGAAAGTTCAAGAATTAAAACAATTAATCAACGAAGAAATAAAAAAAGGATTAATGGAGGTCAAAGAAAATTTTGAAACATTTGCCAAAAATCGTTTGGCTGGTGCCGAAAAAATTATAGCCAATGCTAAAGAAAAAGGCGGTGACGCATTATTAACCTATAATCACTTTAAGGTAAAACCAGATTACTATAAAAAAGCAATTGAAGGAAAAATGGATTTTGAAGCAGCCAAAAAGGAATATGAAGAAACATATAAAAAAATATCATTGGATATGACGCAAACCGAATTTCAGAAAGAGGTTGGTAGATTGGAGGTATTGGGTGAATTAATTATAAGAAAGAAGTGATTTTAAATTCAAACATACCAAGTTTTAAGGGATTGGTTCGCAAATCATATTTTACAAAAAACATTAAAGACGCGGATGAATTTTATGATGTATATGTTTTCGGGCTTCAGTCTTGTTCTGGCGTTATATTAACATTTCATGTTATGACGGATAATG